GAGCAGACGATGCTGGCAAGGCTTCTTGGTATGCTCAAAGGCTGGAGATGCTATGACCGAACAAGATAAAGCATGGATCGACTACAGGCTTCGTCAAGAACGTGAGTATGTCGAGCAGAATGAAGTTGAGGACAAAAGAGAGAAAGTTCTGTCTAGGATATACAAACAACTGGAGGCTTTAAATGATAACAATTAAAGATTGGATGGAGGGTGTTAAGTACCGTATCAGCGATGTCTGGCACTTTCAATGGCAATGCTTCGGCTCTAACGCTGTTGGTCTAACATCAGAGTGGGGTGAGCAAGGTGGGCGCGACTACACAGTTGTCTATGACCCAAACACAATGGAGGTATTCGAGGTGTGTAGCTATAGCAATAAGGACTGTACTGCGTTACGTTGGATTCATCCTAAGTACAAAGCTGCGTATTTAGCAGAGGAACGATTAAGGGGTATGGGCAACATCTTTGATTTTCAAGATGTCAAATTTACCGAAGTCAAATCACCAGGAGGATGGGCATGGCTAACAAAACTAATTGGGTTATAGTTGAGTGTATCTCTCAATACATCACAAAGTATGTGGTGGAGTGTCCTGCTGACTTCCCAGAATATGCTTTGGATACCGTTACGATCAATCAAGCAAAGGAGTTTAGTCAGCATTATGTGGGCGAAACTATCCTAAGTTATCAAGTTATTGACCAAGAGGATGCTCTGTATCAATGTGATGCAGACAATGAACACTACGCAAAGTGTGATGTAGAGCAGAAGTTAGACTTATTTTTTACAAGGGAGAATGAAATTGGTGATAAAAGCAACCACTAGCGGTTATAAAGACATGGCAGATGGCACATTAAGGCTGATACTGGACATAGAGCCTGGGGATGCGAGAACAGCAGTAGCCCTGTTCGCAGATCGTGGTACTTTGGTGGCAATCGCAGCTTTAGATGATAGTCAAATCGAAAAAATGTAAATCGTGTGGGGTAGAATTTACCCCTCATAGACCCATGCAGATTGTCTGTGATTGGGAGTGCGCTGGTGCGCTGAACTTCTTTACAGCAGCCAAAAAGAAGCTACGCGCTATCAGGCTTGAACAGTCGAAAGGCAGGAAGGAGTTAAAGACACGCAGGGAATGGCTACAAGACACCCAGAAGGCATTTAATAAGTTTATCCGTACTAGGGATGCTAGCGAGCCTTGCATTAGCTGTAATCGACACCACACAGGGCAGTACCATGCTGGACACTACATGGCAACGAGTGTACGACCCAACCTCAGATTCACGGAGGAGAACGTACACAAACAATGTCAGCCATGCAATACCCATCTCAGCGGAAATCTGTTATGCTACAGAATCAACCTGATTAAGAAGATTGGTCAGGCAGCAGTAGATGTTTTAGAAGGCGCACCAGTAGAAAAGAAGTGGACTATCGAGGAGTTGAAAGAAATACAACAGAAATATCATAAATTAAACAAGGAGATGATATGAACGAAGATAAGGTTTACCTAAGCAAGAACGCACAACGTGAACTAACCAAGACACGACAAGAGCGCATAAGGCAGTTAATCGCCCAAAAGCCACTAATTCGTACTAAAGAGATGGCTGTAATCATGGGGTTAACTGATTTTGTGGTCACCAATGCCATGAGAGGTATCAGAGATGAGTTCATACCAGTTAAGTTACCCAGCACAGGACATGGAGTATTTAAAGGCTTTATCATTAATCCTGACCACATACCAAAAGTTGCCGAGGTCAAAATAGAGATGAAGCTATCCCCTTATGGGCGCATGGTCTTTGTAGACGATTTGATGTTAGCTAAGTATGGTACGAAAGCGTTAGCCCAGCCACTACGCAAACTACCACGCAATTCGGTAGGCAGCACAATGGAAGGAGGTTACTGGTAATGCTAGACTTCCCAATCTCTGATAATCTTACTACAGTAGGACATTTAATGACTTCTCCACTTTCCACCCCAAAAGATTGGGCAGGTGATATAATACAGCTTCGTAAACTAATCAACAACATAGCTGGAGATTGTAACGATAGATCCTATAGGTCAGCGTTGCCTTTAATCACTCAAGCTATACAGCACCTAAACGCACTCACATATTATTGCGAGATGACACCCGAAAGACTTAGAAAATAGTGGATGATACAGATATAGCCTCAATTAACGAGGAGATTCAAAGAGATGCTGAACTGCAACGAGTACGTTCGATGGTGCGAAAGACACCACGCAGTTCAATATGTCTGGAGTGTGCAGTAAAGACCGACAAGGGTGCTCGTTGGTGTTCGTTACCATGTAGGGACTTCTGGCAACTACGCAAAGGTGTGAAATGACACTCACAGCTAAACAAGAATCATTCGCATTAGCTATAGTCAATGGTAAGAGCCAAACTGACGCTTACAAAGAAGCGTATGACACTTCAAACTATAAGGATAATACAATCCATGTTAATGCAAGTGCCTTAGTTTCCAATACTAAGGTTTCAAGTAGGATAGCTGAGTTGCGCAAGGACTTGGTTTCAAAGGAGTTATGGACGCGAGAGAAGTCAGTTAAGGCATTAATCGATGTATACAACCATCCTGATGCTAAGTGTTCAGACAAGACAGCCTCAGTCAAGGAATTAAACTGTATGCACGGCTACAACGCACCAGGACAACTCAACGTAGATCACAAGTTCGAGTTACTACTCCCATTCGTCACCCAGACTATGATTGATCGCAATAGCTAGTGGGAATAAACCAATACGCTGTACGCGATGCTTTCGATAAGTTCCATCGTAGGAAAGAACGCTGGGGTGTTCTCGTATGCCATCGTAGAGCAGGTAAGACTGTAGCCTGTATAGCTGAGTTAGTCACTTGCGCCCTCGTCACACCCAAGTCTAATGCTCGGTTCGCCTATATATGCCCACAGTTCAATCAGGCAAAGGATGTGGCTTGGGTATACATTAAGCAATTAACCTCTGATATACCTGGTATCTCCTACAACGAATCAGAACTACGCGCAGACCTGCCAAATGGAAGCCGTATAAGGCTGTATGGGGCTGATAACCCAGATAGGATGAGGGGTCTATACCTTGATGGGGTAATACTCGATGAATACGCTGATATGAAGCCTTCTATTTGGGGTGAGGTGCTAAGACCAGCATTATCAGATAGGAAGGGCTGGGGGGTGTTCATTGGTACACCTAAAGGCCATAATGACTTCTACGACCTATGGATGCGTACCGAATCGTCTAATGATTGGTTCAGGATGATGCTCAAGGCCAGTGAATCAGGTCTAATAGACCCAGTAGAGTTAGCAGCAGCCAGATGCGAGATGACCGATGACCAGTTCGCCCAAGAGTTTGAATGTTCATTCGAGGCAGCCATTCAGGGTTCATACTATGGTAAGGAATTAGCCCTACTGGAGAGTTCTGGCCAGATTACCTCAGTTCCTTGGCAGCCAGAGGTGGATGTATTCGCTGCTTTCGACATAGGATTCAGCGACGATACCTCAATTTGGTGGTATCAGATCGTCAATGGCGAGATCCACGTTATCGACCACTTTGCCACAAATGGGGAAAATATCTCATTTTATGCCACCAAACTCTCCGAAAAGGGGTATAATTACAACAAGTTCGGGGGTAAGCCTTTTATCTGGCTACCCCATGATGCGAGAGCAAAGACATTAGCTGCTGCTGGTAAGAGCGTACAGCAACAGTTCTTAGAACTAGGTTACGCAAGTAGGATAGTGCCTACGCTGTCTATTCAAGACGGCATACAGGCTACTAGAATGACACTTCCAAAGTGTTGGTTTGACAGAGAGAATTGCAAAGACGGACTAAACAGCCTCAGTCTTTACCGTAGAGAGTTTGACGAGGGTAGGAAGGTGTTTAGAGAGCATCCGTTGCATGACTGGACTTCTCACGATGCCGATGCTTTCAGAATGTTATCAGTAGCTTGGCGAGAGGAACAGAAACCTAAACCCCCTCCTGAGATTAGATTCCCAACCCAGCAGACGATAGCTGAGTTGATTAAACAACAGCGCAATAAGCGCATAAATGATGATTAGGAGATAGTATGCCGTTCGGAACAGACCCACTAGATATTTACCACAATGGAGTTTGGTACAACCATGCAGGGGTGCAGATCTCTGGGGTTGATGATAGCAATATAGTATCAGCGACAGCAGTCATGGTGAACGGAGATACAATCTTCACATCTACTGGCGATGTGACAATACATGACCTAGTATCTGTATGTGTGACAGCTAACAATGCTACTGCATCAACCCTACAGTATCGAATCGTTCCCACAGTAGGCACATCAACCACCATCTCAGGTGCTACGACTACACTAGCCTCAGTAGCAGCAGGAACAATCGTCACCCTAGCAGGAGATGCACTAGCTACTGCACCTATAATCTCACCCAATGGTGTAGGGTTAAGCCAAGCTGCCAGAGGTATATTCTTCCCAGCAGGAACGCTTAGATTGGTCATAGGAGTGGGATCTACGACAGGCACATGGAAACATTACCTTAGATACACCCCATTACAAGCTGGCGCGACTGTAAGCTAAGATGGAAGCCCAGAACGAACGTAAAGAGGAACTGGGTAAGGGCGATAAGGGTATCCAAAGAAGGTGGATGCTCGAACTCAAGCTATCTGATAAACGTGAGGCTGAATGGCGCAAGACTGCCAAGTCTACCATAGACCGTTATCGTGGTAGGAACAGGAAGAAGAACAGCTTCAACATCCTGTGGTCGAATACCGAAACGCTTATGCCTGCGGTATACAACTCACTCCCACAGCCTAATGTCCGTAGACGCTTCAAAGACGAAGATCCTGTAGGTAAGGCTGTATCTGACATACTATCACGCAGTTTAGAGTTTAGCGTAGACATAGAGCAGTTCGACACAGCCATCAAGCACTCACTCCTGGATATGCTATTAACTGGTCGTGGTGTGAACCGTATTAGGTACGTTCCATCATTCGAGCAAGTAGGCTACTCAGACGAAGCAACAGAATCACTCCAAACCGAGGCACTAGAAACCGAAACAACCGAGGAACTCAAGTGGGAACAAGTCGTTATTGAGCACGTTCAGTACGATGATTTCAGGATGGGTGCTGGCAAGACATGGGAAGAAATCCAATGGATAGCCTTCCACCACAGAATGACCAGAGATGATCTAGTCGAGAAGTTTGGCGATAAGGGCGAGAAGATGCGCCTAGATGACACCAACGATGAGGATGTTAATAGGGAAGATGAATCCACTATCGATGCCTTCAAGACTGCAAGTGTATGGGAGATATGGGATAAAGAGGAAAAACAAGTCTTATTCGTATCACAGAACTGTACCGAGCCACTCAAGGTATTGGAAGATCCACTTGAACTGACTTCATTCTTCCCTATTGCTAGACCTGTATACGCTATTGTAGATGGCGGTACGATGCTACCCACTACGCTGTATTCGCAGTATCAAGAGCAAGCCGAGGAACTAGACAAAGTATCAACACGAATCAACAAGATATACGATGCCCTCAAGGTTAGAGGTATATACGATTCAACCATGAGCGAAGTATCCGAACTCTTGAAGGGTAACGATAACGACTTGATTCCAGCCCAAAATGCTGCTGCTTGGCTAGAACGTGGTGGTATTGAGAAGGCTATCTGGATGATGCCTATAGAGCAAGCTGCCAAAGTTGTGGTGATTCTTACTCAGCAACGTGAAGCCTGTAAGCAAGTTATCTACGAAATCAACGGATTAGGCGATATTCTACGT